ATGTGATTGAGTTCTAAGCCATCATCACCATTATAGTTTTTACCATTCTTCCAATTATAAAGAGTGGCAACAGTACCATCGGCAAATTCAAAAGCCCATTCAACATCGGTTTTATAATTATCACATAACCTTGGATTAGGTGGACCGAATGCTTTTAGTAATTGTTCATAACTAGCTTTAATATAACCTTGTAAGCTAGTGCCATATATATTTTCAGTTGCTTCCATAATTTTCTCCCTTGTTAAATTAATAGTTGACTATAAGAATTATCCCATGTAGTGTCAACATATAATTAAACATAAGGAGTGATTATGCCTAATTGGACTTATAACAATGTACAGTTTGTTGGTAAAACTGAAGACAGTGTTAAACAACTAAAAGATTTATTGAAATCAAAAGATAATGACTTTGATTTTAATAATGTAATTCCAATGCCTCAACATATCTTTCAAGGTAATCTTGGACAAGAGGAAAGAGAAAAACATGGTGCGAATAATTGGTACGATTGGAGTATCATGAATTGGGGTACAAAGTGGAATGCTTGTAATACAGAGGTAGAGTTAAACAAAAATGTTTTGAACTATACTTTTGAAACAGCATGGGACGCACCGAGAGAGATTGTCCGAGCACTTGAGCACATGAAAAAAACAATTTTAAAAGACATTAGTATTGAATGGAATTGTGAGCATGAAGACGGCAATGAAGAAGAAGTATTGATTAATGATGGGGATGTTTATGAGTAAACCCCTTGATCAAATGTCCACGCAAGAATTAAAACTTGCGTGGGGCAAACGCGCAAAAGATTTTCTTGTCGGTAAAAAGATAGTAGATGTTTACTACCACTCCGAAAAAGAAAATAAAGAGTTATTCTTTTTTGAGGATGGTCAAACAAATGTAAGAATAGTGTTTGATGATGGTCATTGGATCACAGCCTCAAGAGATGATGAAGGAAACGGAAGTGGAGTTATCTTTACTACGGATCCTAAACTTTCAGTAATCCCCTCTATATAGAGGGGCACTCCCGAAGCTACCTGGTTTACATTCCCAGGTAGCTGACAACTAGCAGCTCAGCCAATTAAAATTTTAAATGTATTAATGCTCAAGGTCTCAAGGACCAGGGCACAAGCAGCTTCCAAGCAGCTCAGCCGCCTCAAGGCTCAAGAATTTTTTTTAATTTAATGCTTGCATTGTTATGGGAATTATCTTATATAATAGATAGGGGTTAGATGTCCGACTGAACAAGCCGAATTCTAGCCCCTAACATAGGAGTGAATATGAATATAAAAGAAGCGAAGGCAATTGTAGGAGGGTTAAGTAATCCAAGCAAAATGCCTGGTTATGGCTACGGCTTAAGCGCTTTTGATTGTGCGGTAGGCTCGAAGCTTAGACTGATAAAGAATAGTACTTGTTCGATGTGTTACGCTTTAAAAGGGCGGTACACTTTTCCAGGGGTCAAGAATGCTCACGCCAACAGACTTGAAGCGATCACCAAATCTAATTGGGTTGAGGCCATGGTACTATTGATTAATAATTACGGAAAGAAAATACCTTATTTCAGGTGGCATGATTCCGGGGACTTACAGTCACTGGACCACCTTAAAAAGATTGTAGCTGTTGCAATGGCAACGCCAAAAGTAAGACATTGGCTGCCAACACGTGAAGCTGGGATCCTGAAAGCTTTTTATAAAGAAGGGCATTCACTCCCGGGAAACCTGGCAATCAGAGTTTCAGCTACGATGATTGACGGTAAACCTCACAGCAATGTGGGGTTAACGTCTACTGTAAGCAAGAAGGAGAAGCCAATAGGATATAGCTGTCCTGCTGGTAAACAAGATAATGAATGTAAGTCTTGCCGGGCTTGTTGGAATATCAATATACAGAATGTAAGTTATGCAGCTCATTAGCTGCATGACCCTGGTTTATTTAAACCAGCTTCCACGTGAAAAAAATGTAATAAGGCTCAAGGCACATGGTTTAAAAACCAGGGTTCAAGGTCACAAGGATCAAGAATCAAGCCACAAGGTTCAAGGCTCAGGCCCTCTTTTGCTAGGCTCAAGGCTCTAGCTCCAGAATATATGGACATCCCTCCCCCTCCGAGGGGGGTAGCCATGATAAACGAACAGCCACCGTTCGTATTATGGCTCATATGCCACGATATTTGTCCGCTAGACAACCCTATTTGATTACCCCTAGTAACCTTAAGCTCAATCCAAAACTGTCCTCTACGCTTATCTGTGAGCTTATAAACGGCAAGGATATCAGGCAGTCCTAGAGGAGTAACAGCCTCAATTCTTGTCAAGGTTATTTTTGTAAACTTATCCTTGATCCTTTTCCAAAAGCGACTCTCTGGTTTTGTCGTCATCTATTTCTTCAAAGCTCCCTTCAACAGACAATCTCTTGTCCATGTCACGCAATAGTTTATCAACTTCTTCTCGATTCAATTGGTCAATACTACCGTGCATAATCTCTTTGCGATCAATATATAAACCTGCAACTTGACCCCTAGACTTCTCAGCCGTAACGGCAGCATTCCAATTACCCTTCTCCTCAGCACCTACGCTCAATTGATGTAATCGTTTTAAATGTTTATGTAGATTGACCTCATATTTCTTTTCCTCTTGATTACGAAGTTCTCTTATATATTCCATACAACCTGGATGACGCCTAAGTTCTGAAGCTTCTTGCTTTGCTCTATTCTCCGAGTACCCAGCCTCAATTGCACATTGCGAAGCTGTTTTTGTGTCACCTTCTTGAACAAATAATAAGCAAAACTTGATCTGTTTTGGTGTTAATTTGTCTCTGATTTCTTCTATATTCATTATTGTTTTATATAATACATGTGGGATATTTACTCAAGCGCTACATCGTTCTACATTTGTTCACGGTAAAATCAAGGTAAAAAAGAGGTGTTTTTAGAGGTGTTTTTAACAGCAGAAAAAAAGTTTTTTGGCAGAAAACTAGGAAAACACCGCTACACCACTTTTCCAGAAGTAGCGGTCATGTAGCGGTTAAAAACAATCTAAGTTATTGATAAGTATATATTAATTACCTACCGCTACACCGCTACACCGCTACACCACTATTTACTATTGTTAATTATAATTTTAAAATAAAAATAAACTATACAGTAGCATTGCATAACCAATTAAAAGATGTATAGATAGTGTCTTATTCACTCCCTTTCCCCCTCAACGGTGTTTTCATTCTTCATCGGAGGGGGTTCTTTTTTTATTTGACATTGATATCTACATGGGATAATTAGTATATAATTTAACCAAAAAGGAGAGAATATATGGCTAAATCAAATGAAGAAATGTTTACTGAATTAGTTGCAATCATGGATGACATTGAAAGCACTCAATGTTTATATCGTTATTTCGATAAAGACTTTGTTAATAAATTCTATGATGTAAAGGATGATATAAAATTCTTAATCAATGATGACTATTGGAATGACGCTGATGAACCTAAAACTTTGGAGGTAGCATGAGTAAGACAGGGGCGTGGGCCTTGGAGCATCAAGAAAAAGAGCAAGAACTACCAACCTTTACAGTAGTTCAAGCAAGTAGTGTATTATCAACATGGATTATTCAATGTAAAGACGAAGAGACAGCACTAAAGATTGCTGAAACTTCAGAACCTGATAATGAGGAAGTAACATGCGCATACGATTTAGAGGTCACTGATGCTAACTAACATTTTACTAGGGCTAATACTTTTAGCCCTAGTTTGTATAGGATTTATGGTATTTGTATTAGGCAGAATGATTGATGAAAGAATTGGTAAAGACTAATCAAAGAACCACTTAGGATCTTCAACGATAGGCTTTAATATTTTTCGTAAAGCTTCCTTACCATCCTCACAAATAGTCAACCACTCTTCTACCGTATAGCTGCGGTTGTGTTTTGGATTCCAGAATTCTACAGATAAGTTGTTACATTTAAAGCAACGTTTGATAGATCTAATTGGGCTATCAGGTAAACGTAATGGCATAATACCGCCTTTGTTAGCCGCATTATAAGATATTTTTTAAAAAATTTCAAGTGTTATGGGGGAGGTCTAAAGCACTCCCCCTACGAAGCAAGTGTATTGATGATTTAACAGGTAAATGTCAGAACATTGGGAATTGAGGACCCCGAACCATCTCCAAGCTATTGCCATGATCTACACTGAACCATTGAAACACTCCTCTATCCCAACTCTAAAAGGGTGGTTCACCCTTAAACTCTATAACTGGTTTACTCTCTCGAAATCGTGTAGTTTTCAAAACATTCTGGGTCAAGCGGTGGTCCGTAGTAGATCGCAAGGGTTTTGTTACTACCTTCGGTCCATGTTTGGTTGTAGTACTTATTTTCAATGAGGTGCCCTTGTGAGTCACAAACCTTACACTGACCAATTGATTCTTCGTTTTCAAATTTAAGTCTAACATATCCATTTCCTTTACAATTATGACAAATAATCATCACCAACTCCTTTGATGTGTATCATAG